GTGAACCTTATAAGCCGATTCTCATTCTATAGGAAAATGAAAACCCTAGTGCAAACTATTTCTAGTAGGCAAAACGCTGTATTCAAGGCAGTTTAATCTTCGGGGAGTTACTTTAGGGACATTAAAGTATAAATGGGTCTTTTATAGCAGACCAGGGCGTTAAGTGGTATAGTTATCGGGGAAAGCAGCCGGTAGGATGACAATCGGCGGAGCACCCAGGAATATACCAAAACGGGTCTCGTCTCCAGCGGCAACATAAGATGCGACCGTGAAGGCGCGAGGGTTAGCGACATTGGCATCAGGAGTAATAAGAAGGGCGAGAGCGCCATTCGATGCATAATCGCTGCCGGTGAAAATCGGACTTTCGATTTCGTTGTTCTTTTGGACCATGAGGAATTTATATTGACTGACGTATGGTACTTCAATCAACAACTCGTTTGCTTCTTTGGTGGAAACGGCAAACGGCATTCCAACTTGTCCATAAAGGGCTGAGAGATCAGTTGGAGCTAAATCTCGAGAGCCAGTGAAAACGGAAAGAGCGGTATTATATTGGGCAGAGGTCATTGGAAAGTCGGTGTTAGAAATAGCGTCCGGGGTGTAATAAATGACCATGGTGGGTTCAGATTGAAATTCGCCTGTCCGGGTTGCGGGCATGATGGATGGCATGAGCTTAAACTTGAATCGCCACGAACCTTTTTGGCACCGGTAGAGTGAAGAGAAGTAGCTAATGAGACCACAACGCTTCGACTGATACGGGTTCCATCCAGTTGGAGAGCTCGGATTGAGCGGGGGTTGGAACATGATTCGGGAAATATCAGCAGTCATAGCAGTAATGCCAGTACCATCATCTTCGATCGCGATAAAACGGGCGTATCTCTTGATGACGTCACCAATACAGGTGATTTTCTCTCCGAATGGATTTCCGGTAACGGGGGAAGCGGAGGGAGCGAGGCTTGGACACGAGTGCGGTTCGGAAACATCGTGAATGTCGAAGGTTTCGACATCAGGGATGTCTGTATGCATGTGTTGGCCACATCGGGATGTTTTAGAAAACTTTGATCGGAGGTCAAGGCATTTCGGACAATTAGCGGGATTATAGTCGATGGAACGTAATCCGCTCATGTCGTTGATGTGAGGAACGATTGAAGCATTGTTAGCACCGAGATAGTGGAGTTCAAAGTCTTCTCCTCCTGCTTTCCAGATGTTAATGTCCACGCTTGTAGGGACACCGGATGGTACGACGAGAGGGTTCACGATGGTGAGAGACCAGTAGCCAACACAGAAATTGAGTTGGTTAGCGCCGGCCTCGGGTCCGTTGGGAACTCGTAGCACTGGGGTGGGAGCCTGGTAGGGAATTGAAAATTCGAACTCGTGTTGGCCTTCGTTCAAATCGATGTACATTCCGTACTGGGACGTTTTGTCAACCAAAGAGGTTGAAGGGTTGACAATTCCATAATGGACACCAACAAACAGTTTGCCTACATGATAATCAGAGGCAATAATCTGGATGCGGTATTTAATGGATCCACGCCAATAGCTAAACTTGAATGACGTATAATCGAGAATGGTGATATCTGGATAGTAACCACCAACGCGGCGTAAGTTGTTCAAAGCTTCGGGATTTGGGCATACTGGTCGCAAAGCAAAAGTGCCTCCCGCAGGCTGGGTAATGTTCCAAGAATAAGATGAGTCATAGTTCCAGATGGAAGTAAGAAACTTTATGCTCATTTCATCCTGGTTCGTACCAAAGTCCTCAGGGGTTGCCAACGTTAATGGTCCGGGGTGTGTCGAAAAGCGGTCAAGATGGGTGATGTTGGTGGCGTGATTCATGTACCCGAATGCATTGCGAACGAATAGTGGAGGCTCGAGGTTGAAATTCGGCTTGTCCAGGCCAGAGACAGTTGCGGATGCACCTGCTCCAATCTCATCATTCGTCGCTTTGTTTCCAAGTGTCAAGTTGGTAACATGGTCAAAATTCTGGTTATAAATCGTGGATTGCGTACCACCATGGGGTTCAGATATGTCGCGCTCATGTAAGAGTCGGCGCATTCGTGAGAGTCCAATGGGAGCAGGAACCTTAAATTCATTATCCAAAAATTCAACTGTGATAGAGATATTGACAATTGTTGAGGCACCAGCACCTGCTTGTAGTTGGTTGAAAACTGAGAGCTGGAGGGTACCAAGAAAGTCCATTGTTGAAAATGAACCATCGCGGAGGTTGATATGACCTTTCGGGTTAACGAAGGGCATCTCTAACTTCGCAATGGTCGACGTGGTGGGATTCAAGAGAATGTGGGGCACGGATGTTTGGGTCGTGCGACTATTCCCATGCCAGCGGAGTAAGGACGTCGCATCTGTGAGGGGCACAAAATACAAAATCGCTCTGCCAGTATGGAAACGAGTACCATTAACTTGGACCGTGACGACACACTTGCCTCTCCAATAGGTGTACATTTGGAAGGGCATGTGGTTGACGGAGGATAAAGAGAATAGATCTTGAGGGATCGAGTAATTAACTAATGGTGTTAGAGGTGACTGAGATGTTGTCCAAGGCACCGTAGCAATATAAGTTGGTTTCTCGACCATCTTGTTGAGTGTCCATATGGTATCAGTGAGATGTGAATCTGCTACTGTAGCCGTTTCGTTTGAGGCGATACGGTTAACAACAACAGGTTCACTTTGTTGAATTGTCACGACACCATGGGTATCATCCATCGTCACACGTTGGTCGGTTCGTGCATCGTCAATTTCCTTAGATATTCCGCCAATGTGAGGCTGGGAGTGGGGCTCAGCCAGATCGTGTTCACGTCGGTATATCATTTTGTCTTCGTCTACGACTTCCACATCGTTGTGGGCATAGTAAGAAATCACAGGCAACTGGTATTTCTCACCAAAATGTTGGTTGAAGTAGTCGAAGGTCGGGAGCGGGAAGAACTGTCCGAGGGTTTCGCAAGCTTTCGTCACTTTGGTTCGCATAGTGTCGTAAAACTCACGTCCATAGAAGAAAGCGAATCGCAGTCCACTGGTCACGTTTTGGAGAGTTTGTAACCAGGGGTCGGAGGATTTGCGAATCCAGTTGGTACTTTCTCTGATGGTGTCTTCTGACATGAGTGGAAAGAACATGTTTCCGTGTTTTCGAAAACCTCTTTTAAGGAAGGTCCACGATAGGACGGGCGCATATTCAATGGTGACGGAGGAAGTTTTGTCAGGGGGCGTATATTCTAGGCCGAGGGATCCAAGGAATTCTGAAACAGTTTTCATGTTGAAGAACTCGAGGGCCTCTGGCACAACTGCGAAGATGTTATCATCGCCATAAACGAAGAATATTACCATGCGGGCAAAGAATGACAGATCTCGATACTTTTCAGGAGCGAGATGAAGCCATGCATATGCCATATAAATAGCGTTGACGATGCTATTTATGGGGGTGGTCAATGGGTTACCGGATGGGTTTCCTGAATGTTTAAAGTACACTGAACTCAGACAACACTGTTGGGTGTGTATGAATTCATTGAACAGTACATTGCGAACGGTTGAAAATTCGTCTTGATAGAACTCGTTGATGATATCACCAACTGCGGAGATAACCTCTGGAATGAGGGTACCGTCGTAGTTGCCGAAATCACCAGCAAACCCCATCTCAGAAACAGCCAGTAACTTTTGGGTCAGAATGGTCCAGTCGTATGATTCGGCGTCTATCCCAGCGGCACTGAAGAAATTCAGGGCGTTGGAAAAGAACGCATCATTGAAGGCCATGAAGTACTTGCGTGAGACAATAGTCAAATCAGCGGGAGCGTAAATAAAGGTGCGGGTTTTACCTATTTTCACTTTCTCGATGGG